TTATCCTGACATTTTTGACTCCTTTGCGATTTCGAGCGCTTTTTGCGTTCCGGTGTGAACCCGGCGCAGGGTGCCGGGTGCCCGTTGGTCGATTTCGTCGATGATTCCCTGCAAAGCCTTCTGAACCGACGGAAATTCGCCCATCGCATAGACTTCGGTCTGCGACGGGGCGCGGTGGCCCATGAAGCCTTCCAGATCCCAGCGCTCGGCGCCGCGATTGCGGCAGAGGGTGGCCAGGCTGTGGCGCAGGACGTAGGAGCGCCATTCGCGGCCGGTGGGATAGTCGAGCGCGCGCAGCATTGTGTCCCAGGCGCGGTCGACGTCCTGAATGCCCCGGCCGTAATAGTTGACCAGCCAGCCACGTGACGGTTTCAGGCCGTCTTCCACGGCAAGCCAATCGGCGTATTCGGCGCAGAGCCATTGATCGAGCAATGGCAGAACCGGAAGCATCGGGCGGAATTTCTTCGTCTGGCGGCGGCCGGCAGGGTTGAGGTCGATCGTCGCGGAGCCAGGCCACCATTGCTGCCGGGCCGGCTGGACCGAGATGTCTACTACGGAGCTGGGGCGTGCAATCGTGCAGAGCGTGCCGATCAGGAAGGCATGCAGCGATCCACGCGGCTTTTCTGCTTCGGCCGCATATTTGAGCATTTCCGCCAGTTCCGGGACGCCGATGCGGGTACGGCGTTTACGCTGCACTTGGGCGGCAGGTAGCGGGCGATAGGTCGGGCGCTTGTCCGAACGTGGCGGGTCGGCGTTGGCTGCATGGTTGAGGACGGCGATCAGCTGCGCGATGGCGGCTTCCACGGCGGCCGGGGAGCGCGGACGGGAAACGGTGACTTCGCCGTCCTTGTTCTTCCATTCCACCGGGCGCTCGCTCAACCAGGCGCGGAAAGCGTTGACGAAGACTTTGGTGCAGGCGGCGGCGCAGGTCGTGGCCACGCCGAATTTACCGGCGGGTTCGGCCTCCTGCGCTTCGAGGAATTCGGTGACGTGCTTCAGGCGGCCTTCGATGGTGGCGCCCGACAGGCGGGCGTCGCCCCATTCGAGGCGATAATCCGCGACCGCATCGGTGAGGAGATAGGCCTGAGCAAGTGCGAGCGGCTGGCCGCAGGCATGGCAGAATGCAGGCGCTTCGCTCGCGTCCGCTAGGTAGCGGCGGTCGAGTGCAACGATCCCGGCATCCTCGTCCGCTGTGCCCGTCGAAGCGCTGCGGACGCGTCGCGTGTCGGGATCGTACCAGAAGATGGTGAGGTTGGGGGAACGGCGTGATCCGTCGGCCTTGACGTCCCAATCGAGCCAGTATTTGCCGCGCCGATAGATTGGCGCCGATTTTGCCGACATGCTGCCTGTTCCTTAAGTGCTTGCGTTTTGGCGTCGTGGAGGAGGTCGATCAGTCCCAGGCTGACCAACAGATCGAGGTCGGCGGGTTCGAGGCGGATGCCCTTGCCAATGCCGACCGCTCTGCTGACGCGGGTGTCCAGTTTCACGATGGCGGTGGTCATGGATTCCCATTCCGATCGACGGTGGCGCGCACATGGCGCCGACGGGCCGGTCGTTGCGGCAACAGGGCAAGCTGTTTGCCTTCGTTCGGAAATGCGCGATCCAGGCGCGCACATTCGGCGCAGGTGCAAACGACCAGTCTCATGGCATCGGTCCTTCGGCATGATCCAGGCATCCCCCGCAGGCGACATGCCGAACGACGACGCGTAGGTGCGCGCCGTCAATCCGGGCCATTTGGTCAGCCTGCCGGCAGGATGCGGAGGCGAGGGGCATTATTCTATGCCCAGCGCGTTTTTGTAGGTTTCAAGGAGGGCTTCGGCTTCCTGACGCGCGTTCCGTTCCAGCTTGCGCAGGCGGACGATGGAGCGCATGGTTTTCACGTCATAGCCGTTGGCCTTGGCCTCCAGATAGACGTCCTTGATATCTTCCTGCAGGCCCTTCTTCTCTTCCTCCAGACGTTCGATGCGCTCGATAAACAGGCGCAGTTGTTCGGCAGCTACATTTCCATCGCTCAACGGGAATTTCCTTTCAGGTTGGAGAGCGCCCCAGCGATGATGAAGGGGACGGTCAGAATGGCGGCAACGATCAGCAGAGCGCGCGCGATGTTGGTCATGCGGCGACCGCGTCGGATCGCTGTTCGCAGCGGGTGCAAATGGCAGGATTCTCCCGCGACCAGGTCGTCAAACCGTCCAGCCTGTCGGGCACCTCCGAATGCTCGTCCCAGCCGCATCGGACGCATAGCGGCGGATGCTGATGGGCAGGGAGGTCGGCCAACTGGCGATAGACATCTTCGCTAAACGGCATGACGACCGACAGGTCGGCGATGATCTTGATACGGATGCCGGGCGTTTCGAGCATTCGCAAATGGCGCCGATAGGCCTTGCCGCCGAGAGTGGATGCGACCTGCTCGATCGACAGGCCCGCAGCGTGGCGGCGCATGGCGACATATTCCCAAGGTTGGATGACTGGCGTTCCGACAGTGGAGCGCGACAGATCGACATGACGCATGTTCGATACTCCTGATGGTGGGCAAAGAAAGGGCGTTCCGGCAAATGGGGAAGCCGGTGGATGGGGATGTTCGGTAGGGGATGCAGCCCGCTTCGGCCGCCTTGCCTCAACTTCTTACGGCATCGGTGTCGGGTTTGCTGGGCGGGCCGTCATCATCGTTGGCTGCGCGGTCGTTGGCCGCGTGGCGCCAGTTCGTCATGGGCAGCGCGGCCAGCGGTTGCGGCATCCGGCTGGGCACGGTGGCCCGCAGCGTCGCCATGCCCACGACGAACTGGCATCCGCATCGCTCGACGTTGCGGCAATGATAATAGACCTCGCGATAGAGCAGCGTGGCCTTGCCGGTCGTCGAGCGCGCAAAGGCCCGTTCACCGCAGCCGGGACATTGCACCGACGGCATGCGGGGAGCGCCCCCGCCATTGTTGAGTTTCGGCCCCCGGCCATCGGTCATCATGCTTCCCCTGTTGCTCGCCGACCGGCGCCATTGCCGGGCAGAAAGGATCTGAGACGGGTCAGCAGCCGGTTCATCGCCCCACTGGCTTCCTCAGTCTCTTTGATGGCGTGATAGATCTCGGTCGGCGAGGCGCCGGGTAGCGTCACATGGATGCTGCGGCTGATCGCGTCCGCCGATTCCTGCGTAGCCTGGGCGATGTCGTCGGCCAGCGCCGCCCGGCATGCCAGCGTATCCACCAGCGATATGTCCAACTGCCGCGCATAGCTTTCGAGGATTGGTGCGAAGCCGCCTCCCGCCGCAAGAAATTCGCGATCAAGCGCGATCGCCTGATCCAGTGTCGGTAGGCTGGTCTTGTCGCTCTCGCTCCAATAGCGAACCGCCCGCTTCGACCGTCGCGTGATCTTTGCGGCCAGTTCCCAACCAATCAGGCCGACGGCCGTAGTGATGGCGAGGGAGAAGGATAGAGGCGCGCGTAGTTTCGTCATGCGCCGGGTCGCCCCATTGCGCACATGGCAAAGATGGTGGCGCAGCTCAGGATGAGCAAGGCGACGATGCTATACCAGCGTGGCAGTTGCGGCGTGTCGGTCGGTTCGGTGTGCTGCGCCATCAATTCGTCTGGCACGTTGAAGCTTCGGCGCGAGGCGTGATGCCCCCGCAGGCGATATTCCTGGCCGCGCATCATTGCACATCCTTCCGTTGCGTTTCCGGCGTCCGATCGCAAGCGACGGCGTTCGGGCGAGACGATATTTCAACAGGGGCGGCGATGGGCCGACCCAGAGGGAACACGACATGTTCAGCGGTAACGGGAAGTCCGAGCGCCTGGCCAACCTCCAACACGTGGGGTTGCTTTTCGGCGGGGATGCGACCTTTGCGCTTCCAACCAGCAACGGTCGAAGGGGATTCATCAATGGCCCGCGCCATCGGACGGATGCCGCTGAACATTTGGAAGATCGATGTGCGCTCTTTCATCCTGCACATGTGCGCTAAATGCGCACATAAATCAACGTAAAAATGAATAACATCGGTGTGCGAAAATGTTGCACAGGTTTGCTCATGATTTCCGCAAGTCAGCGCCTGAAGGAACTACGCAAATCCGCCGTGCCTCGGTTGACTGTGCGTGGCATCGCAGATGAACTGGGGATGCCTTTTGGAACTTACTCGAACTACGAATCGCCTAGATACAAAAAGCGCTCCCTCCCGCTTGAGCTAACTCGTCGGATCGCTGCGATCCTTTCGCGTCACAAGGTTGATCCCGCAGAGGTCATGAAATTGGCGGGTCTGAATGAGGTTGAAGCTCTTCCAGAGCGGGATGCAATCGAGGCTGCGCAGCCGCCGGTCCAGTTCATCACCTTACCGGTCATGCTGCCTAGTGAAGCCGCGCTTGCCGCCATGTTCGAAACGCTTCTGGCGCTGGTCCCAGAGGATGCGACGCGAGCCGAAGCCGCTCGAATTCTCGCTCAGCGGCTTCCAACTGGCTTCGCAGCGATCGGCCCGGTCTCCATCGACCGATCGTCGTTCACATCGGCCGAGACTGTTGCAACCCGCCGGGTAGATGGCTCAGTCAACCAGGGCGATAAACAAACTTAACTCTTGAGTAAATGGCCAGAGTGGCTCGTACAAAATCAGCGACTTGACTCAAATGTCGCACAGCTTACCGCAGGCAACACTCAACCTGTCGGGGAGTTGATATGGAGAAGGCGCCTATTCTGATCAGCTATGATGGTGGGGATGCTGCTCATCATAAGATCGACGCCAAGCTGCTTGGACAATCTCTTCAAGGTATAGATCGCCTTGTCTCTGACTGCACAGTCATCTTCTCGCTTCAGCGTCTGCCCAAGCGAGGCGAACGCGCACCATTGGTGCTCAAGGTTAGAGAACCCAAGGCTGGTTCCTACGAACTTCCTGCATTGTCGCAGGAGGTTTCCGAATTGCTGGCGATCGGCATCCCAATTCTCCAGGCTGTCGGGCCGGAAATCATTTCGCATTATGTCCAAGCCGTGCTGGATTACTTCAAGGGCGAGGATCAGGCGGTGGAAATAGCTATCCACAAAATGGCTGACATGCATGCGGCTGGATTGGCCGCGCTAACGACCACTCAGCGAGATGCCCTTTCGGTTTTCGATGCGGTCGACGCGCGCCGTCATGAGGAAATGATGGGTATGCAGGAGTTACTGAAAAGATCGATTTCCGCAAGCGGTCCGGCGGCGGTCGATTATGTGGCGCCAGTTGGACGAGGGCGTTCTGTAGACACCGCATCATTTCGATCGGGGCAGGGGGAAGCTCGCGTCATCGACATCGAAGGCGCCGATGCTATTCGTGAATCGCAGAAAATGGAATGGCGTCCGATTGAGCAAGCTTTGTTGAAAACGGACGGATTTAAATATCATTCAAGCGCTCTGAGCATCGAAAATCCTGATCGTGAGGGATTTATGATGGCGGACGTGGTCGATCCGGCATTCGAGGCGGCTCAAAACGCTTACACGGCCGCCGCGCAAAAACGCGCGCTGATCGAGGTCGTTGCTCGCAAAGGCTACAAGAATGGGATTTTGGCAAAGATTCAGATCTTGGAATTCGTGCGAGAAGTCGGATGATAAGGAAGTTCTAGCCTTTTGCGCGCCGCAAAATTAGTGAAGGCGGGCAGAGCGAGATGTATGGAACGCCCCAGTCGCTGGACGAAGCCGCTCGAATTCTCGTTCAGCGGCTTCCATTTGGCTTCGCAGCGATCGGACCTGTCTCGCTCGTTCCAAGCATGGTTCATGCGTCTGAAGCCGCAGCAGAGCCTCGATGTGCCGCCACAGATCATCCCGCGCCATGATGGCGGTGGCGCACTTTACCGAGCATTCTTCGCATGCAAATTCGCACCCCGGCTTCAGTCTGATCGCTCGCCCACTCAATTTCATGTTTCCCTGAATGTTCATGATTCGTTCTCATTTGGGCCAGAGAGAGGCGTGTAGGAAAGCGGTAAATGCCAAGCTGGAACAATATCTTGTAGACAGCAGGTCGTGTGGAAGAATAGGCCCTGTGCAAGATTTCCGAACGGTTGGAAGGGGAGCGATGCCGTGGGATACCGTAAGAGCGTTATTACCTTCCTCGACATTCTCGGCTTCCAAGAGATCGTAAATTCCTATGGCGCTGACGACATTTCGAAAATGCTCGATGCCGTCAGTGAGGTGGCGGGAAATGCGTTGCAACCTGGGGGCGAACGAACCGAGATATTGTCGTTTTCCGACAGCATCATTCGAATGCGTCCGACTAAAGACGGCGATTTCATCGAAAATCTCATCCATGAAGTGAGGGATTTGGCTTGGGCACAATGGAGCCTGATGGAACATGGCATACTCGTTCGAGGCGGCACGACGATCGGAGAGGTTCTCTCGGCGCCCGGGCGCGCGTTCGGTCCGGGTTTCGTGCGAGCCTATAAACTAGAATCTTCATTGGCAGGTGCACCTCGAATCGTCATCGATCCAGCCGTCGTTGAAAACATTCGGGCTCAATTGCGGACGATGCAATCTGAAGACAGGGAGCGGACTATAAACCTTCTAAGGATTCATTTGCGTCATGGAGACGATGGACTTTGGTGCATCGATTATATCGCCAGCGTTACCAGTCGCATGGATCAGGACCCAGGCGAATGCGTCTGTGCTCTGCAGCGCTTCCGTAATACGATCATAGCGAAAACTAATGGCATCAAGTCCGATTCATTGGTGTTGCCCAAATATCTCTGGCTGATCAGATATCATAACGCGTCTGTCGCACGACTATTTTCGAGCGAGCCGTCGCTGAAGATCAGAATTACGGACGTTCCCGCCTCCGATGAATTTTTGAAGGCTAAGGGAACGACGCAGAAGTCATAGTTCGGCCTTCAAGAAAACCGGATAGTAGGGGTGAAATTGGGCAAAATGATCAACATAGCCCGGCAGTTCGGTGGCCTGTTCAATGTCAAAACCGAGCTTGGTGTTGACCACATTCCGTCCTTGGCCCGCAGATAGTTCCAACGACAATCTTTCCCGGACGGTCAGATCGGGTAATTTGAGTTGCTTGATGTCGTGCCAATTCTCCGAGATGAACGGCCAGTGACCGGACAGTGCTCGTTCGCGAATTTCGGCGCGTTGATTCTGGTCGATGATCATACCGGTCACGGCCAAATACCGCTTCCGTGTCTCGAATTGCAGTAGCGACAAGGCTTCGAAAACCGTACCTGAAGTCGAACCGATCGAACGTCCTGCAGCGATCGAGAACGCTTGAGCGATCACCTTGGGTAGTAGCTCGGCTGTAATATTTTCAGGCTTTACGTCCGGGGTTATCATATCTCCCAATTGAGATCGAACTTGTTCGAATGCACGACTTCGCCGCTCTTCGATGGCAAGGCGCACACCCCCTTCGAATGCGGGTCCTGCCCAATCTTCGAAATCGACGTTCAGCGTCAAATGCACGATACTATTGATCGGCAGCTTGCCGACCAAGTCCTGCATCTCGCGAGCTTGACTTCCGATTGCCGAGGCATCGAGTTGGCGAAGCCAAACGATCAATCCGCCGTTTTCTTCATAACCTTCTTCGTCAAGTACAAGCGAAACATCATCGGCCAACTCCGCTGAGGACATCGTTCGGACCCTACAAGTCTCCACGGGGCGGTTGAAGCGCTGGCGATCCGTAATATGGCGATCTTCGTCGAATGCGAGCAGTCGTGTGATTCCCAGATGCCGAGAAATTAGCTTTTGATCTTCCATCGAATAACCGGACATCCCAATATAAGCGTGATTTTCCAATGGGATGAATCTGCTGACTTTGGACAGAAGTTCAACAAAGACATTTCGTTCGACGGCAGCGGCATAGCTTCCAAAATACTTATGGTCTTCCGGTGTCATTCCGCCGCCTCGCTGTAGTGTTGAAGCTCGCGTCTAAAGGCCTCGTATCCGACATCCTTGGCTGCAGCCTTGGCGTCATCGAAATACACCAATCCCAGCTTTATTACGTCCTGTTTCTCCGCGACGAAACTCACCCGCGCGCTCGTCGCAGTAGTTTTGGGGGCTGGCAAATTGGGTACGAACCTCATGATTGTGTCGGTCTTGGCCCATGATTTCATTGGCAAGGAAGCCGCTGAACTTTGAATATCGTGTAAAGCCACTGATGTCGCGCCCTGATAAATCTGTTCCAGATCCTTAGGAAATTTTTTCCATTTGTTGGTAAAGGTGGTCAGCGCTTTAGTTGCTTCGCGCATCATGTCTTTGACGAAAGAAAACACTTCCGTGCTCGCATCGACGCCACGTTTCGTAGTAGTGAGCGGCAATTTATGGGGATCAGCGGAACGTAGCAGAACAATGCCTGTTATCGCGATGAACTGAGTGTGATAATTGGGCACGGTGGCTTCGCCCCATCCAGTGAGGCGGGTGCGATCTTTCCAAACTACTACGCGATCATTGCATGCGATGGTCCAGCCCGCATCGTCGGTAGTGCCGGTCGTTTCATTGTCTGTTTCGGTTTCCTCAGAATCGGGAAGTTTCCGATACAGTCCAGCATATATTTCAATTTCTACTTCGTTAAGCGTCCCTTTATAGATGTAAGGCGCGAGGCTGGAAGCGCCACCCGTCGGATTGGACCAGAGGAGATCGAATGTCTTTTCTGTGATGGGCGCCGGAATAACATCGGATTGTTTTCTTCTTATAGTGACTTCAAATCCCTTGTTTATTATAAGTGAGTAATTTTGGGAGATAGTTATATATAACTCATCTATGAATGCATCAACTCCAAATGCCTGTTTAACATCTTCTTTTAAGTCTGTGACTTTTATTTTTGTACCGCGATGTTTGAGGATACCATCTTCGAGAAGTTCCATCGGTAAGGCGTGCCAGCTGTCCGATTTCAACCAATCCTGTCCGATCGTTACCCTAAAAGGTTGATCGCTCCATGACTCTACTACGGTGTGAAGTCCCATCTTCCAAATGGCGCGCTTCATGCCAATGCCATACATCCCAACCGTCGCCTTGCCGTCTTCACCGCTAATCTGGGTTGGTTTGCCTACAGCAAAGGCTCGCTTGGTTGCGATTTCGAGAGGAATGCCGCCGCAATTGTCTTCAAGTTCAAAACCATCTGGTCCGATTATGAAATTTGCCCAATAACCCTGGTATGGCTGATCAGTAGATAAATCTGGATCGTAGTTGCGCAAAATACCGTCAACACAATTATCCAAAAGATCGAGCAAAGCGTCTTTTAACTCGATATCGCGAACTAGCATGTTTACAAAAAAATTCTTGCTGGGAGTTGCATTTGCCTTTGGTATCTTGTCGATATTCGTGTTCTCTTCTGGCATCTGACTTTCCCATTTTTAAACTCAGATTTTTTCAGCGAATCGTATTCTTTGATACTATGAATCTACAGTATTTTCTTTAGATACCACTAACTTATAGATCAAATCCGCCAATTTCTTATCATCTTTGGTTTGGCATTCCCAGATAACGGATACCTGCCAGCCTAAAGCCCGCAACGTCGTTTGCACTTGCGCATCGCGCTGGATGTTCCTTGCGAATTTGCCGTTCCAAAATTCGACGTTCGATTTGGGTATGGTCGCTTTGCTGCAGCCTGGATGACGATGCCAGAAGCAACCGTGAACGAATATCACGGTGCGGTACTTCGGGAAAACGAGATCGGGGGTTCCCGGTAGATTTTTCCTATGCAGTCGAAAACGGAAGCCCATCGCGTGGGCGATGCGGCGGATGCGCATTTCAGGCGAGGTATTCTTCCCACGAACCCGCGACATGAGCCAAGACCGGCGCTCCGGGGTGATGTGGTCGACCATGCTATTCAGCGAATTGAGGTTCGCTCTCCTTCTTTTCAAGGTCCAATGCGGCGGGCACGTTCAACACCACACGGTCGCGAATAGCCGAAAAAACCGCTTCGGCCATAAGGGGCGAGACGCTGTTTCCGATCATTCTAAAGCTATGCCAGATCGTGGGATGGAATAGATGGCTGTCGGGAAACCCTTGAAGTCGAGCGGCCTCGCGTACCGTAATGACCCGAGGTTCATCCGGATGGATCGGTCGGACGGACTGGAACGATCCCTTGTCGGCGCCCGTTCCGGCACGGAGGGTCGGGCAGAGGCCGCTCCATTTGAGTCGGGGATGGCGGCCGATCTTTTCGGTCGTACCTGGCTTCACGGCCTTAAAGCGTTCCACGACCTTATCGGTGTGCGCCGTCGCTTTATGACCGGTGAAGATATTGTCCGGCGAGCGCAACTCCCACGCATATTCGGACGGTTGGCCTGGGCGCCTGATCTGCCACCTATCGAAACCTTCGAGTGCGGGATCGTCGGCCAGTGGAACCGCGCTTTCCAAATCCGCGATCGCCTGTTTCACGGTCGCCGCCTTGCGCTTGCGACGTTCCACATCGTCCTTGGTGACGGGCGTATTGCGTTCCTTCAGCACGCCGATCACGAACACCCGGTTTCGCGACGTCGCCGCGCCGAAGTCGGATGCGTTCCAGACCTGCGGTTCTAGAACGTCATAGTCCCGGTTGACCAATTCGAGAGCCTGATCGAGGACGGGACGGGCATCTGCGAAGGCCAGTCCCTGGACGTTTTCCATCACGAAGAATTGCGGGCGCACTTCCGACACGACGCGGAAGAAGTGCCAGAGCAGTTCGCGGCGCGGATCGTCGCTCGCGCGTTTGCCGATCGCGCTGAAACCTTGGCAGGGGGGGCCGCCGAACAATCCGAAAACCTCGCCTCCGACGTCCGCGCGAATACGGTCGCCGGTGAGGTGCGTCACATCCGCATGATGCAAGACGGTGTCGGGAAAGTTGGCAGGGTAGCTGGAGGTGAGAATTTTATCGATGTCGTAGGCGGCGGCCACTTCGAACCCGGCGCGGTGCGCGCCCAGCGAGAATCCGCCGCTTCCGCAAAACAGTTCGACCAACTTCATCGCGACGACGCCACCCCCTTGATTCGCGGCGCCTTTAGCAAACTGCAGCCGTTTCGCGCGCGAAAATTTCGCGGCGATCGTGCCCTAGTGCGAGTCGGCATTCAACCCTAAGTCGTTAGTAGGAAGGCGCAACTTCCATTTTTAATTCGATCGCATAGCCGCCGCTATTGTCGAGGCGGTGTGTCACCTCCGCGATCAACCAGGTCGTCGTGTCGATTTCATCCTTGAAGCCCGATGCCTTCACCCGCGTTTCGGGGAAGGCGTCGGGTCGGCCCAGCGCCAGTTTCATGTCGAAGGTCGCCGGGGCGCGCTTGATCCGGTCGCGCTCCGCAATGGCGGCGCGCTTCGCGGACGCTTCGTCGGGATAGACCTTGCGCAGCTTCTTCGCGCCGTCTTCCTTGCCAACGGTGAAGGTTTTGCGCTTCGCGCCCTTCTTGTCGTGCCAACTGGCCGTCACGCCTTCCTGCCCGTCCCGCTTCTGCCGCGACCAGCTGTGGCCGTCGCCATCGCGGCGGCTGATATCGAGCGTCGGCAAGGCTTTGCCGCTGGTGGTCGTGCCGGCGCCCTTGCGCGCGAAGATCAGATGCTTGTCCTTGATGGTGGCGACCGCGTCGTTTTCGCTGCCCAGGCGCTTCAGGAAGGCGATATCGCTTTCCCGGTTCTGCGTGACCGATGGCAGCGCGATCGTCGCCAGGTCGGCCGCCACCTTCAGCGTGAGGCCATTGCGCCCCGCCACGTCGTGCAGCACGGCGCCCAGTGTCGTGTTCTTCCAGCTCTGTTCCCGGCGGTTGCGGATCGCGCTGGTGAAGTCGGCGGCGCGGGCGCGTATCCTGATCTGATCAGGCGGGCCGCTATGGGTGACGTCATCGACCTTGAAGCTGCCCTTGTCGACCAGGCCCACGGTGACGTCGCGGCCCTGTTTCCAGCCCAGCTGAACTTGCAGGGTCGCCCCTTCCTTCGGGATTGCCAGCATGCCGTCGCTATCATCCAGCACTATATCCAGCTGGTCGGCCTCGTCGCCGCGCTTTTCGGACAGGCTGAGCGACACCAGGCGCGGGCGCATCTTGTCGGTCAGATCAGTGCCGTCGAGCGTGACGCGCCAATCGGGGATATTGATGAGCCGGTCGGTCATTCGGCGGCCTGCGCTGTGGCCGGGTCGTCCACCCGCCACAGGTCAATGCCGAAGTCGATGCGCTGGGCGCGACCATCGGCCATCAGCACGGCATGGCGCTCATCGATCGAGCGGATGATGAAGTTGCCAAAGACGATGCCGGCGCCGCTGACCAGGGGGAGGGCTTCGCCGGCGTCGCCCATCTCGCGCAGGGTGTCGAGCGAGACGGTCCCGTCGGTGATTTCGGCATAGACCGAACCGGACAGGCTGACCGTTTCTTCGCCCACGCCCAGGAACTGAGCGGCGTCGCGCGTCCCGACGCGGCTCGACATCGCGAAGCGCCAGTCCGTCTTCCGCTGGAGTTCGTCATAGGCCAGCGTCGAGATCTGAAAAAGGAACATGCCAAGGGCCATCAGGTGCATCAGTCGTCCCCAAAGCCGCGCCCGCGCCGCTCGCGCTCGATCGCTTCGAGGGCCTTGCGAACCTCTTCGGCTATATCGGTGGCGGACGCGCCGGGGCCGGCGGTGATGTTGATATTGTAGGTTGTCGGCGAGGCGGCGGCCGTCGCGGGGGAAGCCGCGACGGACTGTGCCATGGCGGGGGAAGCGGCGGCCAGGACGGGCGCGACGGCGCCGGCGGCGAGCGCGCTGGTCATCTGGCCGGACAGCTGCGTGATACGGGAGAGCGGCCCGGACGTATTGTTCGCCAGGCCCTGGTCCAGCCCCTCCATGACGAAGCCGCCCAGACCTTCGAAGACGCGCGAGGGCGAATGGATGCCCAGCTTCGCCTTGAACCAATTGGCTACCGAACTGGCGGCACCGACGACGGTAGATTTGAGCGCGCCAAGCATGCCGACGAAGCCGTTGATAAGGCCCTGGATCAAATTGCGGCCGATTTCGGTGAAGTTCAGCGACCGCAGGAAGGCGAGTGCCGGCGCGAATGCGCCGACCAACAGGCCCAGCGGTGTGAATTTCAGGAAGGCTGCGATCAGGAAATTGATCGCGCCGCCGACCATGGCCTTGATGTTCTCCCACAGGGCAGAGAACCAGGCCGTGATCGCGCCCCAATTGTCATAGATCAGATAGGCCGCAGCTGCCACGGCAGCGACGGCGGCGACGATCAGCAGCAGCGGCCCCAGGGCAATGCCCAGCGGCGCGGCGGCGGCGGTCAGAGCCGCAAAGCCCAGGGCCAGGCCGCCGAGCAGGATCAGCAGCGCGGCACCGGCGCCCATGAAGATCATGATGCCTTTCGCGAGGACGGGATGTTCCTGCGCCCACCCCCGCATCGAACTGGCGGCCGACTTCACATAGCCGGCCAGTTGGACGACGGTGGGCAGCAGCGCCTTGCCCATGGTGATGTTGAGGCCGGATAGGGCGTTGGTGGCGAGGCCGGTCGCACCTTCGGTCGTCGCGATGCGGTTCAGGAATTCGCCGTGCATCGACCCCGCGACGGCGTCGGCGTTGCCCGCCAGTTCAAGGCGGCGCTTCAGCCCATCAAGGTTGGTAAGCATCGGCGCGATCGCCGCGACGCTTTCCGAACCGAACAGCTGGGTCAGGATGCCCGATTGCTTGTCCGCGTCCAGCTTGCCGATCCGCTCCATCACGTCGATGATCGTGCCGGCGGCGTCCGTCTGCATCCGCTTGCCGACGTCGGTGGCTTCAAGGCCCAACTGCTTATAGGCGGCGATCTGCGATTTGGTGGCCGCGTCGCCTTTGGTGAGCGCCAGCATCGTGTTCTTGATGCCGGTGGCGGCGACCTCGCTGGGAACGCCGATGCTGTCCAGCGTCGAGCCGAGCGCGGCGATCTGCGGCGCGGCTAGGCCGGCGACCTTGCCCAAGGGACCGATGCGCGTGATGATGTCGGTGACGTTCGCCGCCTTGCCGCCGAAGGTGTTGGTCAGGGCGTTGACGCGGTCGCCCAGGGCGACGACACCGGCCTGGGGCAGTTCGAACGCCGTGCGCCATTTCGCCATCGTCTCGCCGGCGATATCGGCGGTCATGTCGAAGGCCACGCCCATTTCGGCCGCGTCGTTGGTGAATTGCAACAGCTGCTCGCGCTGGTCGCGCATGGGCTTGCCGAATTTGTCCATGCCGACGCCGGCGGCGCCCGCTGCGGCGGCGATGGTGGCGAGTTCGTTCGCCGCCATGGGAATGCGCTCGCTCATGTCGAGGAAGTCGGTGGACATGCGCTCGATCGCGGGCGCGGCCATGTTCGTGACCTTTGAGACGTCCGCCATCGCGCTTTCAAGCGACATGGCCTGTTTGGTCGCGGCGACGACCGGGACGGCGGCGGCGGTGCCGGCGGCGATCATGCCCAGGCCGACGCCCGTCGCCTTGCCGCTGATGTCGTTCAGCTTTTCCGAATTGCGCTTCGCCTGCTCGACCTTCTCCAGTTGGGCGGTCTGCTGGCGCAAGGCCTGGTTGGCGTCATGGACGCGGGTCGCCAGCCTGCCTTCATGTCCAGCCAGGTCCGCGACGTCGATGCCGGCGGCCGACAGCTTGGCGGACAGCTGCTGAAGTTCAGCGCCGCCGGCATCGAGCCGCGCGGCCAGCTGGGCGGTATGGCGTTCGGCCTTCTCGAATTCCATGCGCAGCTTCTTCGTCGGTCCTTCGGTCGCGGCGATCTGGTCGCGCAGGGCGGCCACGCGCTTCTGGGCCGCCTCATAGATGCGGGTGTCGTCCGCGAACCGGCTTTCCTTCGCCTTATAGCTGCTGACCTGCTTTTGCAGGGCGTCGAGCGATTTCAGCTGCTTTTGCGTTTCCGCCAGGTCGCGGCGCGCGGCGGCGGACGCGCCGGTGATCTGCTTCAGCGGCGCGGTGACGCGGTCCAGCCCTTCAAGGATGACCTGCAATCGAAGGTTCTTGTCAGCCATCAGCGCTTCTTCGTTTTCGGCGTTTCGGGGGGCCTGGAGCGTTTCGCGGCCTGGTCGCGCCAGGCCATGAGTTCCGACAGGTCCATGTCGTCCATGGATTGCGGCGGCCAATGAAAAATGACCGCCACATCCGCCATCGCGTCATCTACTGATCGAGGGCATCCATGCGCTGCGACTTCTGCAACAAAAAACCGCCGATTTCCGCGCCGCAGGCGAGCAGGTCCGCCGGGTCGAGATTGCCGGCTTCGACTTCCGAAATGGGCGGGGTCGAGATGCGGGGCAGCAGCTTGGTCAGGGCATCGACCTTCAACTGGCCCAGATCGACCAGGGAGAGGCCACGCAGTTCGCCGGACTTGGGCTTGCGCAGCTGGAGGGCGGCGATCGTCTGTTCGCCGCGCTCGATCGGGGCGTCGAGCGTGACGGTGCGGAACAGGGGGGCGTTGGTGTCGCTCATGAGAAATTCCCGGTGATGATGGGGGGAGAGGTTGCCCGACGCGACGCGCCGGGCAGGAAGGATCAGAACATGCCGAGGGAAGCGCGCTGCTGCGCCATCAGGTCGACGCCATTGACGATGAAGACGCCGTTCAGCGGATCATATTCAATCTCGGTGCGGCCATTCCAAACCAGCTTGTAATAGGCGAGCGTGGTCGTGACCTTGAATTCTCCGACCTCGCCCACTTCCTGGTCGCCCATGTCGATTTCATTGTGGCGGCCCCGCGCGACGACCTCGACGCTGTCGGTCGCGCCGGTGTCGTCCTTCTGGTGGAAGCCGACCCAGCGCAAATAGACGCCGTTGACCGCCAGGATGCCGAACTGGCGCAGCATGTCGCGCATCGGGCCGGGGAAGCTGGAACCCATTTCCAGCAGGCCGTCCATACCCATGTCGATGCCGACCGCACCAGGCATGCCGCCGCCTCGCCATTCCTCCAGCTTGCGGGTAAGCGGGGGCAGGGTCACGGTCTTGACCTCCCCCATGTAATTCTGGCCTTCGTTGAAAAGCATCATGTTCTTGAGGACGCTGGGCAGTCCCATGGCTTGCTCCTATGCAAATGAGGGGAGAGAGGCGGGCCGGTCAGGCGTTGCCGGTCAGCAGGCTCGCGAAGTCCGCGAAATAGCTGTCGGTGATGCGCTGGTTGAAACCGAGGTCTTCCAGCGGCGGCGGGACCGTAAAGTCATAGTCGATCCGCAGCTTTCCGGCCTTCAGGCTGGCGGTGCTGTTGCTGGCTTCGTCAAAGCGGGCGTTGGCGCCCAGGATGACGCCTGCGGCCTTCAGCTGAAGGAAGAAGCCGTTGATCGTCTCTACAATGTCGCGGGCCAGCGCCGGCGTGATCGGCTTGTCGATCGCCCAGATCATACCGTTGACGACGGTGTCCGCGATCAGCTGAGCGACGCGGGTCGTGCTTTCGAAGACGAACTGGCTTTCCGCCGGCGCCGTGGTCCGGTTGCCCCAGAAGCGATAGCCGCTGTCGGTGCGGATCAGTGCCGTGATTTCCTTGGCATTCAGCTGGCCCGCCTCGCTGCTCGCGTCCTCGATATCCCAATAGATGTCCTTGGTCAGACCGACGACGCCCTGGACCTCGTAATTGGACAGGGTCTTGTGCGGCCCCACTTCTTCATCGATCCGGGCGCGGAGGCCAATGGCGCGCGCAGCGGCAAAGCTGGCGATATTGGCGGCCGATGCGGTGTCGAAGGCGAGGAAATCGGGATAAAGCAGCATCAGTTCGCGTGCGCTGAAATTGGCGCGGAACAGGATCGCGTCGGCCGTTGTTTCGCCGACAAGGCGGGCATAGGCAAAGCCGCGCAGCTTCTGGGCGACGACGACCAGGGCAGCGATGACAGCCTGGGTTTCCAGGCCGGGGGCACCGATGATCTTCGGCTTCACACCCAACTGCGCCTGCGCGGCCAGCAACGCCTGCATGCCGGTCTTCTGCCCATCGGCGTCAGTGGTACCGATGACATTGGCGGCGGTGCCGGCAGCGTCAGCGCCTTCCTCGACGCGGACGACCACAACGATGGGGCGGGCCTGGTCCGCAATGGCGCGCAACGCGATGGCAAGGGTACCATCGACCCCGGCCTTGCCGATCGCAGTTTCGATATCGGTGATGCGGACGGCGCGGTTCAGCGGGAAGGTGTCGGCGTCGGCATCAGCAGCCGTCGCGACCAGGCCGATGATGGCGGTGGAAACAGCGGTCAGGGTACGGGCGCCCTCGCTGATTTCGGTAAGCGTGATCCCATGTTTGAAGGCCATGATCGGCTCCTTGGTTGGAAAGAGGGGGCTAGACGGAAAGGGGAATGGAGAGGCGGACGAGGGCGTTGGTGGCGCTGGTATCGATGCGGGTCGCATCGATCGTGATGGTGGCGGAGCCTGGACGAGCGCCCGCGACCAGGCCGACGCGGCGCAGGCGGATGCGGTTTTCCCAGCGCGACAGGGCGACAGCCGTCGCGGCATAAAGGCGCAGGATATTCGCCGGCGTCATGGGCTGGTCGATCAGTTCCAGCAGCAGAGAGCCATATTCACGGCGGCCGACGCGCGATCCCATGGGAGTGCCGAGGATGTCGGCCACCGACTGCCTGATATGATCGAGGCCGTCGAGAACCGCCCCGCTGATGCGCGCCATGCCGGCCATCAGTCGCAATCCAGACCGGAGCCGTAGGCGAACCATTCACGCGGACGACGCAGGATGAAAAGGAACGGACGCCAATTGCCGGTGCAGATCGCCTCTTTCAGCCAAATGTAAATTCGGCAGTGGCGGAGGCGCTTGGCTACGCTGATCTTGTAAGGGTCAGTCATACCGGCGCCCCCGTCTGCGCGCCGCCCGCCTGGACGCCGCTATGCTTATGACCTTTGAGGCTCTTGCCACCGCCCAGGACGTCTTCGGACGCCGTAACGGTGCCAGTGACATTGACGTTGCCGTTGATCGTCACGTCGGCGTTGATGGTGGCGCCGCCAGGTGAATCGATCGTCGCGGTGCCGCCATCAGGCAGGGTGACGGCCAGCGCATGCGCGGCCTGATCATAGGCGACGACCGCGCCGTCTGCGAATTCGAGATGGACGACATCGGGATTGGTGGAGGGTGGCGGGCAGGCGTCGGAATAGAGGCCCAGCACCACGAAGGCGCATTCCATATCGCCTTCAGGGGAAAGGATGACGCATTGTTCCCCGACAGTCGGGGGCGACCAGAGGCGAGCGCCGCCGGCGCGCTGTGCGATCCATGGCAGGTCGCCGGTGGTAATGTCGCCCGTTTCGACGGTGCAGGTTGCGTTGGCATGGTCGACCGACGCGATGGTGCCAAGCTGGATGACCTGCCCGGTCAGCTGCTCATGATCTTGGGATTGCGCCATGGGCGGACCATGGCGTGCGGCTTCCTGTGTTTCGCTGGCCTGCAT